CCGGGGAACTCCGGCTGACCGAGCGAGTTGACCTGGAACGACAGCGACAGCGCCAACGTGGTCGGCATGATCAAGACCACGCCTTCCGGGTTGAGGTTGTTGCTGATGAACGTCTCCATCAGGTTCGCGAGGTCCGTCCGCGCGTTGTCCGCTGAGGTGCCAGCGGAGGTCAGCGCGGTCAGGCCGTTCGTGATCGACGCCGGCTGCACGTTCGCGGTGCCAGCTTCGGCGGGATCGATGAAGTCGCGATCGATCCGCTCCACCAGCGCATCACGCAGTCCATCGCGCACCAGCGTTTCCGCGGAGGGCGACGAGAAGCGCGCGAGTTCTTCGGTGATGACCGAGATGGCCGCGACCTTCGTGTAGGCCAGCGTCACCGCGGCGAAGCCGAAGGCCGTGAGCGGCTTCGGCGCGCCCTGACCGACCCAGTAGCCGGAGCCACCGGAGGTCTGTGCGCGAATGTTGACGTTGAACGGAACGCGACGGAGCGCCGGGATACCGCCCACACCGAAGCGACCGATGATGGTCTGCGGACGCAGGAACTCCACGAAGTCGCCAGCGAACTGGTTGTACTCCAGGAGCGGGCCAGCCCAGGTCGCATCGGAGGTCGTGCCGGCGGCGACGGCCGCTTTGAGCACATGCACCACGCGCGGCGAATCCTTGAAGCGCGCCTTCGCGATCTCCAGAGCCTGCATGAGGTTGCCTTTCGCAGCGCCGAGTGCCATGGCGAAGCGAGCGAACTCGACGCCGGGCTCTAGCTTGACCTTCAGCTGCAGGGCGGACACGCCACTCCGCTGCTGCTGGCCGCGCACTTCCGGCTCATCCTCATCCAGATCCTCGCCTTCCGGCGGATCGATCTTGCGGGCCTTCGACACTTGCAGCTTCTCCAGATCGCGGAGGTCAGCCAGCTCGCTGTCGATGCTCTTGATCTCGGCGCGCAGGTTGCCGAACTCTTCGGCCTCCGCCTCGTCCTTGCTGCGGTTCTCTTCCGCTGCCTTCTCCTGGATCTCCAACATACGCGCGGCCTTCGCGGCGCGTTCGGCTTCCAGTGCCTTGATTTGATCTGCAATCTTCACGTTTGAAACTCCTCGTTTGTTAGTACGCTCCGCGCCAGCGGAAAGGTGCACGACCCGATGCGACGATTGTTTGCTCGGCAGAGCGCGTCGCTCGCGGTCGATAGATCGAACCATGTCGATGGTGGCCTCCTCGTTCGCAGGGATTGTCACTGCGCTCAATTCCAGCCACCGCCACTTTGTGAAATGAATCCCGTTCGTCCCTTTGATGTAGCTGTACTCGATTGGGCGGAATCCGATGGACTGCCCGCGGACCAGCTTCAGCTTGATCTGCTGCCATGCGTAGTCAAGCAGCTCCTTCAACTTGCCGGGCTCGTCGGTCTTGGCGAGCTTCACCTTGACCGGAATGCCGTCCTTGGTCGGCTTGGCATTGGTCACCCAGCCGATCGGCTCTCGCGAGTTATGTTGCCACAGATACGGGATCGGCAACTCGTACTCCGCTCCCATCGGGTCAACGATATCCTCGTAACTGTCGGGCGTCGGCGTTGTCGCCATGCCCTCGATTACACGTTCGTCCTCGTCGATCGCTTTGATCTCGATCAGCGAGTAGGCGAATTCTTTTTCCTTCACCTCTCGTCGTCGAACCGCAGCTCCAGTCTTGCGCTTCACTGTTGTGCTCCTCCAACAAAGAATACTTGGTACTTCGAATCCGACGCCGCTGGATTGCGCGACATGATCTCCACCGCGTCGAGCAAGGCCATCAACGGATCGATCTTCATCGAGCCCGATGCGGCCTTCGTTATAAGCACGGCGTTGCCGCGCGCCTCCACTCTCGCATTGCTCATTGCCCATTGCATGAGAGGTTGCTTCGCGAGCTTAAGCGACCCCTCCACCATCTTGCGTGCCGTCGTCTTGATGGCGGAAGTGAGCCGCCATCCTTGCGACACGCCAAGAATCTTTTCTTTCTCGATGCCCCTGCCCGTCACGGCGTCGACGATAGCGCCGATTGCGTGCGGGTCCAGGCCGATCGCTGTCAAGTTGCCAGTGTCGTTGAGCCTCTCGACAATATCTGCGAGCTGATCAACGTCATCACCGACGTGCTCGACGATCACCAGATCACCGTCCTTCTCAAGCTCCAGCATTTCTACTGCGCCAGCTTGACCGTAGTTCTCAGTAGCGTATTCGATGGCGCTCTTGTGACACCACGCCTTACACCAGCCGACCCAACGTTCACCGTCATGCCCGACAACTGCCATTCCAAGCAAGTCCGCGAGACCGCCGCCGTCGATGCCCACGATGATCTGCTCGCAGTTCTCGACGATATAATCCAGATTGATCTCTGTGTCGGTCGATTGCATGTAATGCTTCGCGCCTTCCCACGCGGCGCTACGCAATCGCATGCCAATCTCAACGTTCAGATGCTTCGCAAGGAAGTTACGAAGCTTCTGGTTATCCGGCTGCGCCTTCTTGTACTCTCGCTCAAGGTACTCAAGTGATACAGACGCGCCGAGGTTCGGGTTCGTCACATAGAAATACTTCGTATCCTTGTATGCTTCCGACTTTAGCATCTTCTCTGGGAACTCGTAGATCACCGGCAAGAACTTCTTGTCGTTGACCTTGCCATCACGCACGTCGCGCGCATACGCCAGCTTATTCTTGAACACGCCAGCTGGCGGCTCATCGGATTGCGTGGACAAGTAGATGACGAAGCCCTCGTCACGAGAGGCAAGACCGCCGGTCGCTTCGAGCAGCATGGCATCCGCGTTCTCACGCTTGCCGAACAACCAAAGCTCATCGACCAGAATGCCCGACGCCTTCTTGCCGCCGACCACCTCGTCGGATGCAGACAGCACCTTGAGCGTGGCGTTCGTAATTCTATGCGTGATACTACGCAAGAGCGGCTGCACATGAAGCAGTGAGCCAAGCTCCGCGTCATTCTTCACCATGTCACGCGCCGGGAAGAAGGCGTTGTTTGCAACCTCCTTGGTCGGAGCGAGAATGATGAACTCCGCAGACGGACGCCAGTTCAACAACAGTGCGGTCAGCATGATGCCTGCCGCTGTCGTGGACTTCGTATTCTTCTTGCTGATCAGCAGAAAGTATTCCGTGATCCAGCGCTTGCCGATCGATTCATCATACGACCCAAAGATGGCGCTGACGAAGTCCGTGAGCCACGGCTTCGCAAGCTCGCCCATCTTCGGCGGCAGAATGAGGCCAGTCACAGGATCGACATCGCCACCGGCCCTCGGCGCTACGTCTGCAACGCGCAGATCGTTGAAGTACGCGAGGCCCTGATTGGCAGCATCTGGAAACAAGGGTCCAAACGGTATGAGCGATTCCTGAGCGACGATGCGCCGCTCCCAGTCTGGACACGCTGTAGTCCAGACAGGCACAGAGCCTGCCGTCTTGACAGGCTTCGCGACCAAGTCCGTGCGCTTCGGCGCGGTCTTGACCTTGACTGCTTTGTTAGCCCGCTTGCTCATCTTTCTGTTCTTCGATCTTCGCTACCTTGATTCCATGAGGCAACAGTACAAACTTCACACCGGTCGCTTGCACTGCATGCTTCAGCATCTGTCGGATACGATACGACTCCTCATAAGTAAGCGGCCTCTCCGCTTCGAGTATGACAACCTTCCCTGGATCCACTGCACAGAACTTCTGATGCAGCATTGAAGTGTTGTCAACCATACATCTACCCTAGTGCGTTGACCCGTTGACCCTGACCGCATTGGGCGGCGACAGCGGCCTGAACCGCCCTGAACTGGCCGCTAACTTGGCCTCCACCTGCTTCGTCTCCTTCTTGCCGAGCTTCTTCGGCTTGCTCGCAGGAACTCCCTCCCCTGCCTTCGGCTCCTCTGACTTCGCGGCCTTTCCGACCTTGCGTGTCTTTTGCGCGTGAACGTATGGCAGCGCCGCGAGGGCGCACTTGATGCGCTCCGCATACTCCATGTTCTCATCGTTCATGACACCCAGCAGAAACTTCAAAGGCTTCTGCCGCTTCGGCTTCTTTGTAGTGAGATCCTTCTCACGAACATCACGTCGCTGCTTCTTTCGCTTACGCATCGGCGAACTCTTGAGCAGCGAGCGCGACTGCCTTCGCCATCTGCGCTTTCCGTCGCGCCTCGTATAAAACGTTGTGAACCGCGATGCGTACCACGCTGCGACGGAATGGCGCGTGAACCGTGATCGGTTCATCTAACATCACGCGATCAACGACGCGTCCGCGCGTGGCCCTCCCGATCCCGATTTCGCGGAGTGGCCCTCGCGGATCGGATTTGGCGTGAAAAATTTTGCGTCCAACAGGTGGGTCGCCCTGCCCGGCCTCGGATCCAATCAGGCCGATCGTACCCCCCGTGGCCTGCGGATCCGATCCGTCACCACGTAGTAAATGTTTGTTTTCGCTCGCGATCATTTCCTGCAAACGTTTGTTATTGATCTCTTGCATGACGCTCAGCTCCTAATCATATTGCCCATGACCTCAACGAGGCCATACATCAACGTCGCTTTGTTTCCTTGCTGATTCGTGATCCTCAGCTCATGCTGGAAGATACCAACGAGAGGCTCCATTTCCGCTGCACTCAGTAGGATCTCGATCATTCCATTCGCGGCATCCGTGATTGTGATCCCATCATCCAATGTCTTCGTGACCAGAGGCTCAGTCGCTCCTCTTCTTCCTATTGCGAATATCAATTCCTGAGTTCCGATCAGTATCAGTGGAGTCTCAGGAGATCCTTGAACATCCGTGAGTTCGACCTCCAGAGTGACATCATTGCCACTGAACATACTGAAGTTCTGCTTGAGTGCCATGTTATCCTCTGGTTCCTCGCAACGCTATCCTAGTACCATACGTTCCCTGTAGACGAATCACAATAGTAGGATCCTGCAGAGGTAGCGTTGTGAAGAAGGCAGTGTCAGCTCCTTCAGTCACAGACAGTGCTACCTCTACATGCACTTCCACATCAGCACTGAACGCATCAGCTCCTTCGGTCAAGGATAGTGATGCACTTATGGCCTCCAGCTCCACATCAGCAGAGAAGGTGTCTGCCCCTTCTGTCACGCTCATGGCGGCAAAGATGTACGACCCTGCGTTAACAGATATCGTATCTGCGCCTTCCGTCACGTTCAGCGATGCAGCTACACTCACCTCTACATCAAGGCTTGCAGTATCACTCCCTTCTATCACGGACATCGCGGCGAGGATCTGCACCTCGGCACTCACTGCGACAGTGTCTGTTCCTTCTGTCACATTCAAGGAACCAAGCACGCTCGATCCTACATTGAACGATGCCTGATCACTTCCTTCCGTCACGTTCAACGCGGCGCTCACGAGCACATCCGCATCAACCGTTATAGTGTCTACTCCCTCAGTCACATTGAGCGAAGCTTCTACTGCTGCAGTCGTTGTCGCCGCGAATGTGTCCGCACCTTCCGTGACTGTAAGCTCACCCTCTATGGTTTCGAATGTGTACTGAGTGCCATAGCCTCCCCATGTACTTCCGTTGAAAGCCTGCACTTCGAACGACGTGACCGAAGCATCAACGTTAAACGTGCCGTCTTCATTGACTTGCACATCTAAGATTGATCCTCCTGTAACCACTGGACCGACACGAAGCCAATACCCGACCTCTAGATCTGGGATCGCAGTGATGCGGTCACCAGAACTCGCGAGCGAAGTGAGAATCACAATGTACGAGAGCGACTCGTACGTCGCGGCCATAGTATCAGCCGCTTCACTCACGTTCAGTGCGACGCTCACCAACACTTCCGCATCTACGGTTATAGTGTCGGCTCCTTCAGTCACGCTGAGTGACGCTGCTACTGCCACGTCTACATCAGACGCGATGGTGTCTGCGCCTTCTGTAACATTCAGATCTGCTTCGATTGCGGGCTCTGCCGCTTCACCTGCCTCGTATGCAACCACTATCACCGACGCAAAGCGCGTCGGACTGCTGGTAACCTCGTAAGAAGTTACTCCAGCAGCAGACTGCTCAAGAGAAGCGATCGTCGATCGTGAGTTCGTATATACAGACGTGAAATCCGCGTCTACAGTGTACGTACCGCTGCCGCCAGAAGAGAAGCCGATCAGTACGGCACCGTCAGTAGTAGTAGTTACGTTTCCTGAGTTGTGCGTAGCGACGTTATCAGTGTTCGCACCGTTGGTGTTAGTTCCATCAAAGACCTGATCTGCATCAGGCTCTGATATTTCCATCAGGAAGATAATGTCGTCTCCGGACGCTCCAGTCGTACTCTGCGTGATGACGACGTTTTGACCTGCATCTACGCTTGTGGCGATTCCTGACCACTGCTCAAGAACAAGCCCTGTAGTAGTGTTTTGTTGTCGCTTGCCTAAGCCGAATGCCGTATCTCCGTCATCGGCCACAGCTGTGACAGTAGCAGTACCAGCGCCATCACCGAATCGCGTGCCTACAACAATACGACTTCCAATCGTAGCTGGCCCTGGCAAGGAAACAGGAGCGGAGACTCCCGTCGCCCAAGCCGATCCTGGAACAACTACTTGTTGCAGTATTTCGGACATTAGTCACCACTATCCAGCAGGTTGGATGCAGTCGCGAGTTCAAGAGGTCCAAAGTATCTGAATCCGTGACGACCTTCTCCGTTAGTGGTGGATGGCCAAATCATGGCACGGCATCCAGACCGATCATCCGCGTTGGTCGGCCAAAGCATCAACTCTTCACCGAGCCCTCCATCGTACATGGTTTCTCCGCCAAGCCACTCTGAGAACTTAGTGAACGTAGGTGTGCCGCGCGGACGTGCCCACGCTTCAAAGCGTCCTTGTGCGCCAGACGTGTCCATATGTAGACGCACCTGAGTCATAGTGTTCGGCAGGATCATAGGGCCAGCGTTCAAGTTCTGCGGCATCTTCGCTCCACCGGCAGGATCCACTCCTGGATCATGAGGCACTTGCGATCGCTGTGCCTGCAGCCCGATATAATTGTCGACGTCGTTCGGTGGCGGGTTAAAGTTGAATCCGCCTGCTCCCTGCAGAACGAGCCATGGAAAGTTGTTCGATGGATAGTTAGCTCCAGGCGCTTCACTGCCGTTCGAGACGTAGAACGTCTTGTCACGAACGTCGAACGTTGTTTGTTGCACTCCGCTGCGACAATTGTACTGCCACCATTGTAACCAGATGTTCGGAGGCAGATTGCCTGGAGTGTTGTTGTTGAAGAATACCAGCGACGGATCTGCCTGCCACAGATCTCCTTGCGGAGACGGGTTGGTCTCGACGCACAGCATGCGCGCCACACCTCGCGGGAAAGATCCCGCGTACCCTGGGATGCTCGTGACAGTGTAGAACCATCCGCCTACCGTGGCGGCTGTTCCGTTGTTGATGTTTTCTACGCTCTGATATCCTTGAGCTTGAAATGCTGCCAACACTGCGGCCAAAGAATCCGTTCTGTTGACGACGTAGTTCCAGTCATCGTACCAGACGTCTGCGTTGCTTCCAGGCGCAACGTTGGTAGAGTATCGGCGACCACCAATGTTCGCCAGATTCCAAGACTTTGTAACTACGTCTGCCATGGCACGCTACTCGTGATTAAGGAGCGTGCGTGATGTTGGCAGCGTTGAGCGTCACGTTCTGGCCTGACGTGATGTTCGTCGAGTCAACGATGACGTCAGTGCCTGATGTGCCGACCGTGAGGCCCTCACCGACCATGTTGTTGTCGGAGTCCGTGAGGCGTGCGATGGCAGCCGTACCGCTTGCCACTGCCGCTTCTGTCACTGGCGCATCGACCAGAGCCAGAATGTTGTCGGCAACGTTAGCATCAGATTCATCGAGGTCGAACTCGACGAGCATCGATGCATACGCAGCCGTGAATATGCGCAGCTTGCCGGGAGCTGCACCGGCATTGAGTGCCGTGAGCACAGCAGCGAGCCTCGCCGCCTTCACACTGTTAGCATAGTTGAGTGCCATTTCCAAGTACCTCGTTAGTAGACCGCAACCACTGAATCGTCTCTGCCGTTGAGTGCGGCGTTTTCTTGCGCTGTCTTCGCCGCATGATGGTCATGGCAGAGCGGCTGCAGATTACTCTCATCGCCGTTGCCTCCCATCGCTAGTGGAACAATGTGGTCCACCTCCACTGCCTCAGTCACGCGACCTTCGGCTTTACACATACGGCACAGAGGCTCGCGCGCCAATACACGGTCACGCTTGCGCTTCCATGGCCGAGAACTCTCACGATGCACCGCTGCGTCACCGACTTGAACCGTGACACGCTGAGGAGCCAACCCGATACGCGGTGCAAGCATCGGGAGGCGCTCACCGTTCTTCCGCTTACCCATTCGGGCGGTCGTGGAGAATGCAGACTCCGGTGTTGATGGCACCGATGTATTCCTTCGCGTCGTCCGGGCGACGACCGTGAACCGTCTGCAGAGAGACATTGCAGTAGTCCTCACCTGGACTCAGGCCCGTGATCACAGCAGGGATCAACACGACATCGCCCTGCCTCAGCTCCGTACCGTTTCGATCATGCATCTGTGCAAACTCCTCGGAATGTTTCTTAAAGGTGCTATGAGTGCCCGGCTTTACTGCGGCCACGCCTTGCCGCCGGGCGCATGCCCAAACGGTGGCTATTTTAGGGCCTATATATAAGGTAGCCAAGGATGGCGTCCGCCAACCTTAACGCGGACCATTTGTGAGCATGGCATGAGCATTTGCGGGAGCTCGTATTTCAGCTCCAAAAGAGCAAATGCTCACATGCTCACATGCTCACATACTTTTTACTATAGTGATATGAGCTCGCGTCCAGGCGTTATGCGCGCACACCTGACGCACGCGCTACGCAAGAGTTACCTATATAAATAAAGCATTAAGCATTAAGCTTTGATCGCGATCCGATCCGCTCATAGCGGTCCATTCCGTGACCGCGTAGATCTGCAGCCTATTTACAGGCATTTCGGCGGCTCACCTAATTCACTCACGTGTGAGCCCACGCTCACATGAGCACGAAACGGACGCTACAGCGTATGCTCATGTGCTCACATGATGCCTGCATGGACGCATTACATACATTGCTCCTCGCACGCCTCACAGCGCACACTCCGGTAAGCTCAGTAATGTTTGCTAACGCATAGGCTGCGCAACCTTAACGGACCAACCTCGCTGGCGCTGCGGAAAAAGCCGCAAAGTTGCGGGCCAGTTGCGCCCTATGGCATAATGCGCCCCGCAAGCAAGGGCCTGCGCACGGTGCAATGTGGCGGGCTTGGGCGGCCACCAAAGGCAGCCCGCGTAAGGTTATGTGGCAAACGCCGCGCAATTGGATCACACCAGTTACGCGGCGTTGTTGTTTGTAGGATTCGCGAAGGTTCTGGATGTTTGTTTTTCTGGATCGGGTCCGCCTGATCTGTTGTTAGCAACATAGTCCTCAGGAGTGAGGCCGTTGCATGGACTCGTTCGACAACAGGTCAGGTGGAGCCCACCGAACATCGGAGTCTTCATCAGTGAGACGACTGGCGAGCTTCCACTCGTCATTCGCTCTGCACCAGCGATCGTGGCCCTTGCTTGCACTTGGGTATCGCTAGTCGTCTCAACTGATGAGGACTCTGATGAGTGCGAATAAGAAGCGGGACATAAAGAAATCGAAAGGCCGGAAGGCCGACGGGCAGAAGGCGGAGAACGGAGAATCTAAGCGGTCACGGAAGGCCGGAAGGCAGAAGGCAGAGAAGCGGGATGACCCTGCCAGTTCGAAGAAGCGGAAGAAGCGCAGATCTGGGGATCTGTATGATGACGCTCTGGCGGATCTGGAGCGCTCTGGCCTAAGTGCCAAGGACTTCGACCGTCTTGGACTTGAGGTGATGTCGGCCGATGAGACCGACGACTATGTAGGTGAGCGTCGGGCTTCGTACCGAATTCCCTACTTTGATCTGAAGGGCAAAAAGATTGCGTACTCCAGAGTGCGCTTCCTCGAAGGCAAGAAGGGGAAGTTCTCTGGCAACACGGGATCATTCCGATACTCGCAGCCGGCGAACAGTGCGCCTCATGCATACTTTCCGCCGTATCTGGAGTGGGACAAGATCGCCAAGGACGTGAGTGAGACCATACTCATCACGGAAGGCGAGAAGAAAGCGGCAGTGGCAGCGAAGGCGGGACTTGCATGTTTGGCGCTCGGTGGCGTCTACTCATTCAAGTCCTCGAAGCGTCTGTGGGATCTGATCCCCGAACTGCAGGACATCAACTGGCGCGGACGACGCGTCGAGATCTGCTTCGACGCCGACGTGATGTGGAAGGCCGAGGTGCGACAGGCTTTGTCCATGCTTGCCTTCACGCTCACGCAGGAGCAGGGGCCAGAGGACATTAGCTTCATATTCCTCGACGCCGAGACCGCCGGGCCGAAGACCGGCCTGGACGACTACATCAAAGCGAACGGAGTCGATGCCTTCATGGCTCTGGAGCGCCACTCCTACATGGCCTCCGAGAAAGTGCAGATCCTCAACAGCCGAGTCTGTTACGTCGAGAAGCAGATGCGCTTCTTCGACATCAAGGTCGGTAAATACTATAAGAATCTGTACCACGTGCGCGAGAGCTTCATGAACTTAGGTGAAGCGGCTGTCGATGGCAAGAGGACCGTGCCAGTCGTGGATCTATGGGCCAAGTCGGCCACGCGACGATCCGTGAGCGACGTGGTGTACCTTCCAGGCGAACCAGAGATGAGCGCGTCCAACGAGCTGAACATCTGGACGCCATCGGCTGTGACGCCGAAGAAGGGCAGTCCGAAGATGTGGCTCGAACTCGTTCGGCACATCATGAGAGACGGCCAGTGGTTCGAGTGGTTCCTGAAATGGCTCGCGTATCCATTGCAGAAGCCGGCCACGAAGCTGTTCCAGGCATGCTTTGTATACTCGCAGATGCAAGGCACCGGCAAGACCTTCATCGTCGATCCGGTCATGGAGTTCATCTACGGACCGAGCAACTTCTATCGTCTCAGCAACAAGGGCATGAACTCCAACTTCAACGGCTATGCCGCTCGACGGCAGTTCGTTGTGACCAACGAGATCTTCATGCCCAACTACACGGACCGAAGAGATGCGATGGGCATGCTCAAGGACATCATCACTCGTGAGACCGTGACCATCAACGAGAAGTTCCAGCCCGAGGTGGAGTACATGGACGTGTGCAACTACTACCTCACATCCAACCACGATGATGCCCTCGCGCTGGAGCGCGACGACCGACGCATGTTTGTCATCGAGGGGCCACAGGAGCGGCTGAGCGCCGGGACATACAAGATGCTGGACGAGTGGGTGCGCGAAGCCGGAGGGGCGGCGAACATCATGCACTACCTGCTCAACAACGTGGACATAAGCAGCTTCGATCCGAAGGGCGACGCGCCCATGACGAAGTGGAAGAAACAGATAATCGAACTCGCTCGCGACCCGTTGTCGGAGTTCGCAGAGCGCGTCATCGAAGATCCAGATCGCATCTACATGGTCAATGGTAGCAAGCCGGACATGCAGCTGTTCCGCGCCGAGGACATACTGAAGACGTTCGAGCACACGTATCCGAAGTACCGCTTCAACGTGACCGTGAAGCGTATGGCGCGCATGCTCAATGACCAGAGGCTGGAGAAGCGGAGGGTGAGGCTCACCGAGGACTCGCCGCTCATCACACTCTATGCCGTCTTCGATCGGCAGAAGTGGAAGGACGAGAAGAACCGCGATTGGGCCGAGCACTACGTTGGACTCGCGAAGCAGTTTGCGAAGTACCGAAGGGAGAAGTCGCACTGATGAACACCTATATGATGCACCTATGGTTGAACGCCTACGGCATGGGATGTTTGATTGCAGGCATATTCATCGGACTGATTCTCGCGAAGAGAAAGAGGTGCTGTGATGGACGAGAGACCAGACGATGATGTGCGATGGTACAAGGCGCAGGACGACTGCGAGCGTCGACAGCTACGAGTATACTGTCCGAACTGTTTGCGGATGTCGCTGATCGAGCATCCGCCGGATGACGGTAGTTTCCATCCCGTTCAGTGCGAAGGGTGTACGTGTGGATTCTTTGCTGATGCGGTTGGACAAGTGAAGCGACACTACGAGGTGAATTGTGAAGTACGTGATGTTCAAAAAGAAGATGGATCAGACGACACACTTCGTGCCCGTGATCTTCGGTGAGTCCATCGCTCACATCGAAGTGGCGGAGGCGTTGCTGAAGGATGCGCTGAAAGGCTACGAGGTTCACAGCGCTGGCGATCTCAGTTCGATGTCGTTCACAGGTGACGTCGGTGGCGAGTCGACTACGCTGAAGGTATCTTCAGATCCAGACGACGAGCGTCGTATCAGCATGAGCGACTACTCGTCGTTCGAGTGAGGACGTCATGGCCGACATCGATTCGTTTGAGGACTGGCTGCGTTGGACCTACAGCTTCAAGCAGACCGAGCCGCGCACCTTCATACATACGATCAAAGACGGCGCGTTCGTGACGTATGAGTGGATCGACGGCCAGCTGAAGGAAGTGCGACGTACTCCCGCAGATCAGGTGCAAGCATGAAGTGCAAATGTCCGGCGTGCTTGGAAGAATACAAGAAGGCGACGGCGGTCTACTGCCGTATCTGTAGAGTGTGGTTCGTACCGAAGTCATGAACACGAGCAGAATCATTTGGGTATGTGGCGTGCCATACTATGCAGGAGGCACGCTGAAGCAGCAGAAGGTGTTGGTCGGTGAGCAAGGCGCGGAGTTCACCGTGCCTGCTCACATCGATGTGAACAAGATTCCAAAGGAACTTCTATACAGAGGCGATCCAAACATGCGAAGAATAAATGTTAGAGATCACTGGGAGCCGGCGAAGATCCTCGGCACGTTGCCATGGGATGGCACGCAGACCGAACGTCGCTTCGGTTGGCAGGTCACGGGCCAAGGCTACGAGCGAGAGGTGAACGTCATCACTCTGCAAGTGCACCGCATGATCGTTGGCGACACGGATGAAATGGCGTACAGCAGCGGCATGCACAAGATCGAAGTGCTGCGCAAGCTGGAAGGCTTCGTGGAGAACACCGATGAACGATGAGCAGAAGGGATGGTGCGGCATACAGATCACGAAGGTCCTTCTGGAGGGTGTCCTCGAAGGACCGAATCAAGACAAGTGCGCGCAAGCCATTGGCTACTTGGTTGCGAGCGCGATCAAGAGTTCGCCGCATCAGCCGTGCATGATCTGTCGCATCGATGTCGTGGAGAACACCAAATGAGCGTCGACGTTGACACGTTGCTGAACAACGCATATCAGGAATACTTGAAGAAGGCCGGGCTGTCCGATGCGCACTCGCATCCGCACTTGCAGTCGTTCTTCAGCGCTGGCGTACAGGAAGGCTACCGACTACGAGTGCCACAGCTGGAGCAACTGCTGTCACGGATCAGGCAGTTGGAAGAGCTGTGCTATGTGCCCGGCCTGTTCCGCTGCGCGAAGTGCCAGTTCCAATTGAACAAGATCGCGATGCATGTGCGCTCTGGCGCAATGACGGCGGACAACACGCCGGACAACTGCCCCAACTGCGGGTCACCGCTATGGCGTGTGACCGAGCGCGACGCTGGCAACGACATGTGCGACCGTGCGTCGCAGTTGCAGTTTCGACTGAACGACGCGCTGAACGAGCTGAATCAGTTGAAGGATGTACGTCAAATGGCTTGCGACGCGTTCGCTCATGCGCTCGTGTCGCTACTTCCACAGACGTACGAAGAAGTGGTGCGCGAACGAGATCAGCTGAAGGGAGTATGGGAAGCTGCAAGCGACCTGCTGATGGCGCACAAGAACGAAGGCTTCGCGGCGGAGAACGGTGGAGTCGAGGCGCTGCGAGCTGGACTCCAAGTTCGTATCGATGCGTACGAGCGAGGAGTGACAATTGTCGAAGTCGAACAACACGCGACCCTGATCGCAAATCCCGTCATCATACAACTGGAGAACGAAGTGAACGACGCAACACGGATCACATACGAGAAGCTCGACGCCATGATCGCACACGAGTACTATTTCACAGCGGCCGATGCCGTTGCGAATCAGGAAGGGCGTGGCGAGACGGCGGTGACGATACACCCGTCGCTGAGCTTGCTAACATTCTGCGTGCTCGTCATGAAGTCTGGCGCGACCATCACTGGCGAGTCGGCGTGCGCCGATCCGGAAAACTTCGATGCAGCCAAAGGACGCGCCGCTGCACGAGGACGAGCGATCACGAAAGCCTTCGAGCTGGAAGGCTACAAGCTGGCAACAGAACGAAAATCGGAAGGCGCGTAACAAACATTGCTCAAATTTTGAGCAGAAGGCTACTGAGCGGTAGGGCAGTGCGCGAGTTGCTCATTTTTTGAGCAGCGAGTTGCTCACTTTTTGAGCAACCGGCAAAAGCGCGCGTAAGTGCTTGTTCCTGCACCGTTTATAGTTGCGATTTCGGCCGAATTTCGGTTGCACCGCTAGTAGTTGCACACCTATAATATGTGCTGCATAGGGAGACCGGGCTGGCAAAGGGCCAGTACAGCCGGGCGCAAAGTAGGGGCGGCAAAGCGCTAGCGCGCCCCAAGCGACAGTAGGCAAGCGGAGTTAGTCGCCCGCAGTGCCGGTAAGGCATAGGGGCCAGCAGGTAACAGGCTGGCAGGCAACGCAGGCAAAGTACCGCCCGCACCTAAGCACCAAAGCACTAAGCTGCAAACCGCGCCACGGGGCGCGCATGAAACCAGCAGCGAGCCGACAAGGGCAAGGCACTAGCAACGCCACGCCAACGCCGCACACTGCGCGGCTGTAAACAAGGCAGGAGGTACAAGCGCACCGTATAAGGTGCGTGGTAACGCAGCCGGGCAACGCAACCGGCTAGGCAGGGCGCAAGCTGCCAGCAATTACAAACTGCACAAGCGCAGGGGGGCCAGTACCCACCGAGGCCGCGCCCCATGGACAGCAAGTGCGAGTGGTATATGGTTGCAAGGTGCGGCGCATGCAAACCGCGCAAACTGGCGCGCAGGCCACATTGCTCTTGTGAGCAGTCTGCCGTTAAGCGCAAACGCACCTTGTAGTGTTACGGCGTCGCATGGATCGCGGCGCATGTAGCGCAGAGCGCATTCGTCGAGTGCGCTCTGTTCTGCAAACAAACATCGTCCATCGGAGGAAATCGTCATGAGCAAGGCAATCAAGAAGTTGATGATCACTGGCGGCAAGAACAAGACGCACTTCGGTTCAGTGCAAGTCAAGCTGCCAGGAGGCATGGAACTGCGCATCGGTAGCAACCTGAACAAGAAGCAGCACCATGGCAGCCGCAAGGAACTTGAGAAGGCGCTTCGCAAAGCGTGCCTCGACGCAGCCAAGTGGCTTGCACAGCACGGCGACTGCGCCAACGTCGAGAAGCTCGTAGGGTGACCGCCATGAGAAAGCAAAAGACAAGCCGCGCAGACCGGAAGCTGCGCGCAGTGTGGCAGCAAAAGGAATGGCAGTTGCGAGGGCGGCGTCGTGCCGCCCGAAAGCACAAGTAACTTCACAGCATCGTCCATCGGAGGAATGCAACCATGTATCGCAAGTCAATCGTTCGTCGTGCCAGGGGCCAGCGTCTGGACAAGCCGCTGCTAGGCGAGGCTACAGTGTACGCGCTGCCCGAGGGCGCTACATACAAGGTAGTGGGCAAGTTCAAGGGCCGCACGTCGGCAGGCCAGGAGAAAATGTTCCAGGCCATCGAGGTTACATACAACGGCTGGATTGTGCCTGCGTACCGGCAAGGGCCGCGCTACAAGGTATGCCAGAACTTTGCATATAAGGCTGTGCCAGTGGCTGGCGCTGCGCCTACCAAGCCGCGCAAGCCATCCACGCCGGAGCAGCGGGCCAAGCGTAGGGCCGCGCACTGGCGCAAGACTGGCGTAAGCGCCAGCACTGTGGCGTGGATGAAAGACAACGGCATGCTGTAACCTGGAGAACGCAAATGACAATGCTCAAACCCTTTACCCGTCAAGATTGGTACGGTTATGCGGGCGCTTGCAAGCTGGCCGACGGCCGCGAGCCGCTTATCGCCCACGTTGGGCCGTACGCCATCATCGTGAGCGGCGACGATGCCAGTAACAGTCAGACGCTCGTAGAAGTCACGGTGACGAGCGAAGATGGCGAGATGCGGTTCTCACGTCGCATTTTCAAGCCGGTGTACTACAGTCAGGAATTTCACAAGGGCGTGGACGCCGCAGAGAAGTACGGCAACTTCCTGGCCGCGAACCCAGAGCTGATCGAGTCGCTCGAAACATTCGAATTGGCATAAGGCCGAAACGCCCGCGAGGGCGTCCGCTGCTTTCTGCAGCGCTGACGAGGCCACTCGCCAGAAACACTTGTCCATCGGAGGAATCCCGTCATGACTGCTAAGACCAAAACTTCCAAGGCTGCTACTAAGGCCACTGCGAAGCACGCTGCCACCATCAGCGGTACTGCGAAGGTCGTCAACATCAAGGACCGCAAGCAAGGAGGCACGAAGAAAAAATTTCACTCGCTCATACCGAAGAAGGGCGGCATCACGGTGACCGCTCTGAAGGCGAAGGCAGCCAAAGAGCTGCACGTCAAGGCCGACAAGATCGAGCCGTGGCTGCGCGGCTTCCTGCGTCGCGGTCTGATCAAGGTGGCCTGACCCATGCCGAAGTTCAAAACGGATGACGTCTTCATGTTCGAAGACGAGCTGTTCGAAGTGCAAGGACTGGAGCACGAAGGGTACGTCGTGCGTCGCATCGATCCGCCCGAGCGGAACATCGATCGGACGTTCGTGTACGACGACGAGCCCGACATGCATGCAGTCGATGCTTGCGAGTTGTGCGGTGACAAGCATGCGCCGCACTCGACAAAGTGTCGTGCACTGAAGCGATGAGTTCAGTCGACCCAACTTAACGGGCCTCGCAAGAGGCCCTTTCTTTTGTCCATTGGAGGAACCCGTCATGTTAGTTATGAAGATTGCTTGCGGTGAGAGCGCCATCAAGGGCGACGGCATCGGCGACGTGCATGTGGCACTGATCGCGGAGCATGAGGTACGCGTGTATGTAAACGCTGGCACGCTGCCGAGCGGCGAGGAAGACAAGCGCTTCTATGCGCTGCACACTGCCCTAGAGTATGCGACCGCTGTCGCGCGCCACATCACGGAACTCTACGTCGAGGAGAACCCGCTGTGAACACCACCATGGTCAAGGTATCGCGGCTTAGTAGTGTATGGGTGCGGCGCTACGACCGCGCACGGGCCGACGGCCTAGGGCCTGAAGAGGCTATATGCCGTGCCGACGTGGAGGCAAAGCTGCGCCAGCAGTGCATCGAGCAAGCGCGTAGCAACCTGCTGGCCGCTGCAGCATACCGCAAACGCATCTGGAACATGCCGGGCGTTAACGTGTACGACTGTGGCGACGACAGGCGCTTCGCTAACGCCATGTGGGAAGGCTGCATGTACAACGCGCACCACTCACGCCGCACGGCGTTGGCGCTGTAGGGAGGGCATCATGGGCATCGACATGGGCAACATTATAAAGGGCGTTATGGCTGGCATGTTACTGCTGGCCGCTGTCATGGTGGCACTATGAGAATCATCAAACACAAGACGCGCCGTAGGGCATGGCGCAGCATCGAGCGGCCGGACCAAGGGTACTACGTGGTCGAAGGCGCGCTGAACGTAGGCAGCATCGAGGAAGCTGCCGAGGCCATGGAAGACGGCTGGCGCGCAAAGCTGCGCGAAGCGCCACGCGCTAAGACGCTGTGGGAGGCGTACCCACGCATGCAGTACAAGCGCCGCGCACACTACGCGGCAACGTTGGTTAACGCAGCGGCAAAGGCATAGGAGGCACGAGCATGGACTTCTTAGTATACGTGGGGCATGGCAACCACGACACGGATGAGATAACCATAAGCAACGCGCTCGACCCATTGGAGGCCGCGTGCGCAGCGACTGCACTCGTGCTCGCAACGAGGCATGACGGGTTGGAGTGGTACGTCATCGACGTGCTGCCCATCTTCCCGATGCCGAAGGGTAAGCACTAGCATGGGCATCCACGCAACTAACAACCTGTCGCATCTGGCGTACGACGCGACCGTGCCATACGAGCCGGAGATGTACGACTATGACGACTACATCATTTCGGAGTACGACACGCACTTGCGCATCTGGCGTCTCATACTTCGCTTCGACTACTGGGAAGATGCGCGAAGGGAGTTCATAGATTTGTTTACTAAGCAACATCGTAAGGTGCGGCTTAGCGGTCGAGTGTTCAATTAAACCCGTACAGCCATAGGAGGCTTTCGATCATGATGACGAACAAGAAGTTGACTGTTTATAACAAAGGCGTGACTCCTTCCTCGAAGCGAGTCACCGAGGGTAGGGAACCTGCGAAGCGGAAGCGGCCAGTGAGTAGCAAGTCGCTCAAGCCGTTTCAGGAGCGGTTGCGTGAACTGCACTTCGTCCGCGAGTGGGACGAGGCCACCGTGACCAATGGCGTGGCGCAGTGTTACGTTAGGACCATGCCGTGGTGCCGCGTGCATGTGAAGGTGCACTTGGCTGTGAAGCCGGATGGTACGCACGACCATCGTGTCACGCATAGCCACACGCATCGATACACGGACGACGATGGCAAGTTCGTGGAAGACGACAGCGGCGGCTACAATCACGAGGACACCACGCCGGTCACGTTCAAGACGGTCGAGGGCATGGTGGAGGCTATCAACTTCGAAGGTGATCGTGACGTCAAGCGAGCCGAGATCGCGAAGCACTTCACGAAAGACTTCGGTTAACAACAATCGGGGAGCGGTACTCGCTGCTCCCTTTTCAGACTTGGCCATTTAGGAGGCATCATGACTAACAAGTTGTATCAGTTCATCGTCAAAGGCAGCGGATCATTCCCAGCAACGATGCTGCGCAGAGACAAGTGCTATCCGGTCCACGACGCAGATGTTGACAGCATCTTCACCGACGAGTGGAAGTATGCAGAGTCGCAACCGGAGACGGTACAAGTGAAGACGCAAGGCTTGTCGGGCACCACGATGGAAGACGTCGTGTTGCCACCATCGCCAACGCGGCTCGTGTATCTGCAATCGAACAAGCGGCCTAACAAAGAGCGATGGCAGTCGTTCGGGTGGCCTGTCGAGTCGTGTCGCGAAGTCAAGTAACAAACCAGAAGCTTTGGCCATTAGGAGGCAACATCATGAGACGCAGCAATCGTAACATCAATAAGTTCGTCGGTAAGGTTCAGGATGCAGACTTCGAGCGCATGCCACGATGGCAGCAGCGTGTGCTTGCTGAGTGGATGGGATGCTTCCACGCTTGCGAAGAAACTAAAACGAAGGAAGCGTATGCCGAGGTCCTGAAGGCGAAGTGCTTGGCGAACCTGCCGCGTGCTCAGACAGGTTACGAGATCATCGTGCTCAAAGAGGAACCGCAGACGTCCGCCGGCGCTGTGCCTGAAGACATGGAAAAGCGGATGTATGCTACGCTGACGAGCGTGATCAGCCAGCATGCCGACGCGATTGGCGAGAAAGCGTTCCAAGCTGTGGACCAGTGCGTCTCTGCGATGAAGAAGCAGCTGGAGGCTTTCGCGAAGGAGCAAGTGCGCGAGGCCGCTGAGAAGCGCGCACCGATCATCGTGAAGTCGAAGGACAAGGTCAAGCAGGTCAAGGGCGTGCTGCCGCCAGAGTTCAAGCAGATGGTCGAGCTTGCCAGTGCGCGCATTCCGATCCTGTTGGTTGGCCCTGCCGGATGCGGCAAGACGTTCTTGTGTGAGAAGCTGGCCGAGGCGTTGGATCTGGACTACAGCGACCAGAGCTGCTCGGAGGGCATGAGCGAAGCAGTGTTCAACGGGCGCTTGCTTCCGATCGGTGATCGCGGCTCGTTCAAGCACATGCCATCGCCATGGATGGTTCGTTACGAGAAGGGCGGCGTGTTCCTGCTCGACGAGATGGATGCAGGTGATCCTAACCTGTTCACGTATGTGAACAAGGCGATCGCGAACACGTCGTACACTGTGGAGCAGCGCTATGAAAAGCCGGTCATGCGCAAGCACAAGGATTTCGTTCTGGTTGCGGCTGCCAATACTTTTGGCAATGGCGCTGACGCTATGTATGTTGGTCGCAATCAACTCGATGCGGCAACTCTGGATCGATTCAAAGTAGGCCTGATCACGATGGACTACAATCGTGACGTCGAGGCCAGCATCGCGACGCCAGAGTTGTGCGAGTGGGCATGGAGCATTCGCGACAAGATCTACACCAACAAGATCCGCCGCATAATGTCGACTCGTGTGATCAAGGACCTCGCCACCATGACTGAAATGTATGGATGGGGCAAGGCCGAGTGGCACGGCGCGTTCTTCAAAGGCTGGACGGCGGCAGAAACCGTGTTGGTTGGAGGCTGACATGAATGCTAAAGATATAGCCAGCGCTATAGCGGAAAGGCAATTCTGCAAAATCCAAGTTCTAATGGCTAGAGCACATAAGCAAGTGCCCGGCAAGCCGCATCTACTGATGGTGCGTGGACATTGGACTGCGTTCTACGAGAAGAAGGCTCGTAAGCGTAACGACGCCGCGTCCAAATGGTGCCGGCACATGAACTATGGAGACCCGCTATGAACGTCGACATCAAGAAGATGAACGATGGAGTTTCGTACGAGTGGCGAAGCTATGAAGACTTCATCCCGGATCTCATCGAGATTCGTAAGAAGGACCCAGGCATCTATCAGCGGACGACCGCATGCGGCATGGGGTTCAACTCGGCTCAGCGATGGTGGGGCGCGAACTCCTACAACGAAGTGCAGGAGAAGATTCGTACTGGTTGGCCCGAGCTGCGCCAGAAGTTGGAGCGCATGATGTTCGGCATCGAGTTGCAGTTACCGCAGTACCCTACAGCCGCAACTGTGCGCCGACGCAAGCGCCAGCGCGACGACCACGGTGACAGCCTGGACATGGGCCGCGTATGGAACGGCCAGCTGGACACGGCATGGGAACGCCCGGTACGTACCGAGCGCGACGCACAGAGCACTAAGCGCGTTACGCTGGCGTTCGACGTAACTGCTAACGCCACAGTGAGCAACGACATGGCTATGTGGCGCGCGGCGTTATGCATGCTGCTGGTTGACAGCCTAGCCCGTGCCGGGCGCACGCTGGAAGTGTGGGTAGTAGACAGCACAAGCAACCCCTTTGCGTGGGGCGGCGGAGGTCATAGGCCAATGCGGCTGTGGTCTGCATGGTGCGTTAAGGCTACCGCAGACCCCATTAACATGGACCGCTTGTGCGCTATGTGTAGCGTTGGCTTTATGCGCACAGCTGGCTTTATGGCAATGGGAGCCGGCCCGTGGGCCGCTAACCATAGCTTCGGTGGTGCGCTTGGGTATGGCCTGCCTTATACACTGCGTGAGCGCCGCGCGGCCGGTGAGGTGGTGGTGCGCATCGGGCAGTGCTACAGCCGGCAAGAAGTGCTGCGCGAGTACGAGTACGCCTGGAAAGAAGTGGAGGCGGCAAAGGCAGCGGCCGACGCTGCATGATGTTGTTACAGTGGGCGTTGCATATAGCAGTGTGCAACGCCGGATGGTTAATAGGGTGGAGTATCGTTGGCGAGTCTCCACCTTTCTGGATGAGCATGCTGGCCGGAGCGGTCATGCACATTCAATGGTTAAGCGCCAACGATGCATAGACCATAGGAGGTACCTGTGAAGACGGTATGGGACGATTTGTTCGATGAGGACATTCTGTCAGGCATGAATGCCGATCTGCGATCAGCACAGCGCGTCGCAGACAAACAAGCATTCGGTATGGTTCGATTGGAAAACACCGACGAGTTCATCCGGATTATGAACAAGGTCCGTACCGATATCGAGCGCATCGTGAAGCGCGTCGAAGCGACGAAGCTGAAGGGAGGCCACCGTGGATAATCCACCAGGAGGAATGTCCGGTGAAGTTTTCCTCGCGATGGTGACCGCCGGAACGACAGCACTGTTCACGGTGCTGTTCATTCTATGGCTATGGACGCACGGCTTCATCACCATATAGGAGGTGACATGGCAATCACTAGTAAGAAGCCGGATCTGTCGAAGCTCATGCCGGAACTCTTCATCGAGCAAGACGGCAAGAAGATGATGAAGTTCGACGAGATCCGCGTAGGGCCGCATACGATCGCCTTCTGCTGGAAAGGCAAGGAGGTCGTATGGATGGTGCGCCCGCCACAGCTGCCAACTGAAGAGCTGTGCATCAACGGATTCGCAGGGCTGATGGAGTACAAGCTGTTATGAACTTCTTTGACTATCAGGATAGGAAGACGGCCAAGAGGCCAGTCTATACGCAGGCCGGCGACGTACTGGAAATACCAGACGTCATGGTGGCAGAACGTCCCATGACCGCCGCCGACCGTGCGTACTTCGAAGACGCAGAACTCATTCGTGAGTTCTCGAAGGAAGCCCGCAGGTAGTAGCGGGTTTGTTGATCACGGTTGAAATTCTAATAACGGAGAATACAAATGATGCTCGTTCAGGTTGAACTGGTAAGCCATCGTCAAGGCAGAAGCACGATCAAGTGTACGTGGCGTATCAGACACGGGATGATCGCACGGATGCTTTGGAAGTTGCCGAAGTACGAAACGCTGGAGGTAACGTACATCGGTAACTGTACCATCTGGCGAAACCTCGAAACGTATCAGCGCGTTTCGACTCAGCTGGAGGCAAGGCTTTGCGACGTGGAGGCGAAGATGCTTACCGAGCGTGAGCGCATAGCGCAGCTTCGGGCAGTGTCGTGATCTGCGAGTGCTGCCGTCGTAAGATTGAGACGACAGTTCCATACATGCAGCGCGTAAGGCGTGTCGCGTTGCTGATTCGTCTCAAGCAGAT